GGAAGGCCAACTTACGTGTCATTACATAGGAGATTTATATGGCATACTGGGGTTATCACGCAATGTTTGACTGTGCTGCTTGTGACATTGACTTGATCAGTGACAAGCAGAATGTGTACAACTTTATCAAGGAACTTGTTCCTGCCATCGACATGGTTGCATTTGGTGAACCCATGATCGAACACTTCGCTACTCATGCACCTGACAAAGCTGGTATCAGTTTCTGTCAGATGATTGAGACTAGCAACATCTCTGGTCACATGGTTGACCTTAATGGCGATGCTTACATCGACATCTTTTCTTGCAAGCCTGTAGACATTGGTATTGCACAGGACATGATCCAGAAATTCTTTGAGCCTAAGAAGATCAGAGTCAACTTCGTCACTCGCTCTGCTGGATAAAGGATAGTGCCTCAGAAGCATTGCTGGCGATGCAGCGGATTTGTAACCCGAAGATAGTCTGTTCGATTCAGACCTGAGGCACCATTAAATATAAGGATTATATCTATGGCTAAAGTTCCAAACGTTACATGGAAACCAGAACCACTAAAAAAGAAAACATCACAAGGTAACACTAAGTCTCAGATCAAGCTTAGCTCTATGAATAAGCACAAGAAGCGCAGCTACAAACCAAACAGAGGGCAGGGGTAATGAAAGAAGTCTTAATAACTGCTAGTATGCTGGCAAAGGCTAATCAAAAAAGTATAGAAATGGGAAGCTTAACTAACAGTATCACAGATGGTCAAGGAAACATAGCAGGTTTTATTGGAGAAGAAGTTGCTAGACAGATATTAGGTGGTATTGAAAAAAATACATATGATTATGATATAATTCTAGACAGTGGCATTCGCGTTGATGTGAAAACAAAAAGAACAACTGTAAAGCCAAAAGAACACTATGAATGTAGTGTTGCAGCATTTAATACTAAACAGTCTTGTGACTACTATGCTTTTGTGCGTGTGCATAACGATATGCAAGTAGCTTGGTTTTTAGGCGTATATCCTAAAGATAGCTACTATAAAGACGCAAAGTTTTTGAGAAAAGGAGATATTGATCCAAGTAACAACTTTGTTGTGAAAGCAGATTGCTATAACCTTCCGATTAGTTCTTTAAAAGAGTTTACAAGTGCCTAGTCTGTGTGTACGCGGCTGTCTGCTTTCAGATGGTGTGTGCACCTCATGTGGAAGGACGATCATAGAGATACGAAACTGGTCTATACTTACTGAGAAAAAACAACTGGAGATAATGGAATCAATAAACAATGGTACAGCAAGAAGCCAAACGTACTCGCAGGAAGACTACATACAAAAACGCAGAAAGAAAAGACACAGCAGACCTACTGCCTCAGAATGAGAGACAGAAGGAATACATTGATGCGATTGAGAATTACAAACAAATCATTGTCCTTGGTCCTGCAGGAACAGGTAAGACATACATTGCGGCTACGTATGCAGCCAATCTGTATATCACTAAGCAGATTGACAAGATCATCATCACTCGTCCGAATGTAGCAGCAGGTAAATCTATTGGCTACTTTCCGGGTACACTTGAAGAGAAGATGATGCCGTGGGTCATGCCTGTTCTTGAGGTACTGCATTGGCACTTAGGCAAAGGTGCAGTTGAAACTGGCATAAAGAATGGTAACATTGAAATTGCACCCTTCGAAACTATGCGAGGAAGATCTTTCACAGATGCGTTTGTGATTCTTGATGAGGCACAGAACGTAACACCACATGAGATTAAGATGTTCTTGACACGTGTTGGAGAAAACTGTAAGGTTATTCTCAATGGCGATATCTTTCAGTCCGACTTGCAAGAGACAAGTGGTTTGAGTAAAGCCATTCACATGGTCAAGAAGTACATGCTTCCAGTTCCAGTGATTGAATTTAGAATGGAAGACATTGTACGATCTGATCTGTGTAAACAATGGATAGCTGCATTTATGCAAGAAGAAAAGAAAGGGCACTGAATGAAACAGAAACTTTCACGAGAGCAACGTGGTCTTGGCAAGTATGACGCACCATTGCGTATGCAATACGAGAAAGGCTACAAAGACTTTCAACGTGGTAGAGTTACTAATCCTTTTCATTCAGATACAATGCAGCATAGGGAGTGGCAACGTGGCTTTGACAAAGCTTATGCCGAGCAGCTAAGTAGAGTGCAGGAGAATGAACAAACTAGAACAAGAGGCACAAGAGTTCCTGAAGGAGAAGTACAAAATGTCTGACTTCAATTACTATCAGCGTAGTGCAGCAAGCACTGCAATCTATCCAGACACGTACAAAGTTCTATACCCTGCCCTTGGCCTAGCAGGTGAAGCAGGTGAAGTGGCAAACAAGGTGAAGAAGATTGTGCGTGACGGACCAGAGAACATGCCAAAAGACTGGCGTGACCAGCTAGCCAGTGAGATTGGTGATGTGTTGTGGTACTGTGCTGCACTTGCGACAGACTTGAACCTGTCACTTGGCACTATCGCCGCACAGAATGAGGCTAAGCTTCGAAGGCGCAAAGAAGCTGACACACTAGGTGGTAGTGGAGACAATCGTTAAGCATAAAAAATGGGGGCCAAAGTGCCCCCATAATTTTTTGTTACTGGTTGTATGCCCTTCGCAGTGATATGCCTAGCATTGTAAGCGACTGCAAATCTTCTGTACTGGTTGGGTCTGGTGTCCTATCAAACTGTTCAACGAAGTAGTTAGTAGCCAGCTTCCTGAAGTCTGCAGGTATTCTACGATATTGCACAATAGCATTCGTGTATGGATCTTCTGCACCAACAGGAATCTCACGAATGTCAGAACGAAGCTCACTTACCATTGTTCGGATCAGAGGAATGACATTATTGTTTACGTGTTCCTCTTCTGTGAAGTTTTCTTTGTACGTGTCAGACATATCCGCATATTCTTCACGGAATCTATTTTCTTCAAACTGTGCTACTTCTGCGATGATAGGCAGCACTTCTCTGATCTGTCTGTTCTCCCAACGCTCAACTGTTGGCACTTCAGATGTACTGCTAAGATCGTACTCATTGAAGCCTTTGTTAATGAAGTACTCACCATACTCTGCAGTTCTGTTGCTTTGGTTAAGACCAAGAAGAACACGTGACATTTGATTGACACGTCTTCTTTCCTCAGAGAATACATACTCTCTCATGGGAAGTGCAGCTTCTTCTTCTGCCGTAAGACTAATGCCACGCTGTGCCATCGGCCTTGCCAGTTCATTGAAGAATGTAGTCATGCCATCTAGTGTCGGGTCTTCACGTACATCACGATACTCAAGACCACGTTCACCTGTAGCTCTCTGTGCCTCAATCAACTGTGCAAATGGCACAAGCCAAGACGACAGATACTGACCAAGTGCTCCACCAACCATGCGGCCTACAGCCTCACCACGTGTAAGATCAGTGCCATCTGCAAGAGAAGCTACCTCTTCTAAGATAGCATTGCCTGTGCCAACACGAAGATTGCTACCAGCAAATGTTTCAGCAAACTCACGTGCATTAAACCAGTCGTCGAAGGTGCCATCCATGTAACGTCTGGTAGCTTCACCGAGATATAGATACTGTCTCATTGGAAACTGCGGAGACGTATCCATGACAACACCTTCAGATGTATTCATCTGTGTGTAGTCTGCAGGAGCATCTTCACTGGTACGATACTGATAGGCTGCACCAATGGCAGCAATACCAAGCATGTTACGTGTAATACGTTCTCTGTCCTTAGCTGTAAGAGGACCACGATGAGATGGCATCACAAGGCTTGCCACCTTACGTGTTAGAGGAATAGATGCACCAGCAGCGTATTGTCCCATAAGCTCCATGCTGTTGAACATAAAGCGAGGGAATGGAATGACAGTTGTAAGACCATTACGTACAATAAACTGAGATACACTACGGAATACAGGAATCTCAGGCTGCTTTGCGTAAGTCACATCAAGTGCTCTGTTTACTGCACTATCCACAATACCCATAAAGGAACGGGCACCCTCAGGTCTTACAGACGATGCGTCATTCAACAGATCATTAAGCTGTCCCTTCTGCAGTGCATCAATCAGGTCAATGCCGTACTCATTACGTGTCAGTCTCTGCAGTTCACCAAAGAATACACCACGTCTGACAAGGTGTTCCTGCCATCTGTTAGGAATGTTAAGGAAATCAACAGTATCTTCTAGAGGTGAAACAACTCTATCAAATACAGTTCCAGAGCCACGACCTGTTAGCTCTTGAATTTCGTTAATGTTGTTAAACATTCTGTCATACTGGTTAGCCAACTCAGGACGACTTAGAATAAAGTTAGAGTAGGCACGAGCTACATCAGGTCTACTGTAGATGTAACGCATGTCAGCAAAGCTGTCACGCCAGTTCTGCCCACTAAACAATTCCATGATGCCAGCAACTACACCGTCGTTTGTTGCACGATACAGGGCAGTATCCATGACATTGCCCAAGCTTTCCAGCGGTGCACGAATAGTAGCAGATGTCACGTTACGTGCAGCAGTAGCAAGCTGAGACACAAGCCCACCTCTACGCACATTCTCAAGACGCATGATAGTACGTCTTAGGCCATTCTCAGCCTCAAGTGCAGCTTTGGCTGCTTCTTCTCCTGCAACGCCAGTAGGTCTAGCCCGTCTAATCTGAGACAGTTGGTTAAGGATTTTACCTGCTTCAGAGCCAGAGCCTACTACAGTTAGAATATAGTCTTCAAATGACAGACCATACTTATTAAGATCATCGATCAGTTCTTGACCACCGACGAGTTCTCTGTTGACTGTAAGATCAAATAGACTGTCAATGACAGTACGATCACCAGTAAATGCCTCAGGATATCTTTGTTGATAATCTGAAGTAATAGCTACAATGGCATCAAACTTTTCAGGCAGAAGGATAGGCTGAATGAGTTCATCTGTACCTGTTGCTAAATCCGTCCCTGCAACATCTGCAAGTGTATCTCTGCCAGCTTGTCTAGCAAGCTCAGGATCAATGACAAGTCTGCCATCTTCAGTTGTAGTGGAAATAGTTTTACCAGTACGTGCTTCAAATGCACGAATAAGATCTTCTGCTACAGTTTGATTATTTGCAGCTACTTGTGCTGCACGATCTGCAGCCTCTCTTGCAGCATCAGACGTAGCAGCTTCTGTAATAGCAATGTTGTTACGATATGCTTCTGCAAGAAGTCTATCCTGTCTTTCTGCAGCACGAGTCATTGCACGTGCACTAGGAAAGCCTGCCGCTGCAGGAGTAGTGATTGCACCAAGTACAGGCAGTGTTTCTGCAAACTCAAAGAAAGCACCGAAGCCATCAGCGATTTGATTGGCAAGTTCACGAGGATCATCAGCAAGACGCATTCTGCCAAACTGATTTACCGAATAGTTAATTGCTTTGTACGTAGCACTGTCTTCGCCAAGAGCATTCAGAGTATTCTCAATGCCATCAACTGCACCTGCAGTGCCCATGCTAAACGCATCGACAATACCAAGCACAGTTTGCATACCAGTGTCACTGCTATTTGCAATGTAAGACAAAGCCTGACCAGTGAGGGTACTTCTATTTGTTGCAGGATCGGGAGCACGTAGACCTTGCACAAGCTGTGTAGTAAATTGATCTTTGTCTTCACCTTCAAGGGTATTAAAGTAAGACAACAGGCTTTCTTGTCTAGCCTCTTCCAGTCTGCTTGGTCTTTCTGTTACATCAACTTCTGTAGTAGCTTCTAAATCGTCATCAATTCTAGGAGGTAGCATAGCAACATCAACACCCGGTGTTAGTCGAGGCATATCTGTTGGAGCTTCACTTATAACTTCTTCAACTTCCTCAGGAGGAATATCGACACCAGCATCAGGCAAATCAAGTTCTACAGGATCAACTGGCGCTGAACCTGTTGAGGCACTAAGTGCTCGCATTACCGAATCAATGTCTTGCGTTGGTGTTACGGGTGCCTGTTCAACTATAGGTTCAGGCGTATCATTATTCATACCAGACAAGGCATTCATTACGTCTTCTACTGTGAGCTTATCATCAGCCATTTATTATCTGCCCATTACAACGGGAAGACCCATATCATTTTGAATGCCTGTATAGATAGCAAAACGAGTAATGCCATTACTATCTGTGTATGTAATAACATCACCGATACGGTATTGACCACTTACAATATTTTCAGCAAATGCTTGCTGAGATTCTGCAGGCTTATATCTTCTGCTATCACCTTCAGCGACAATACGTCTGCCATATTCAATCAAGTCTCTACTAGCTTGAGAACGCATATCTTCAACTCTATTAGTCAATGCCCTGTCGCCAGTATAGCCATACATGTTTTCAAGCGTTTGTGCTGCAGACAGTTCAGCAATATAAGACATATGCTCATTGCCTTCTGTCATATTAAGAATGTTTCCCTCTAAATCTGTCTGAAACCCATATCTATTTCTTGCACTTTGTTGAGCCTCACGAATATTTGTAGGAAGACTACTCGCAGTAAAAAATGGTTTTTCTTCTTGCGGATCACGGCCAGCAGCTTCAAACTCTCTATGGTCTTCTAGAAGAGCTTGTCTTTCAGCTTCTAGTCTTGCACGTTCATTCTCATCTGTAGTACGAAGAAGTTGTTGTGATATTCTAGTAACAGCAGCTTGATAAGTATTAGAATACTCGTCTGGTTCACCATGAAGTTGTGCATATACCTCAGGATTTAGACCATATAGACTAGTAGTAGGTGCAGGCGCAGCATCTGCACCCATAGTAATCTCAGCTTCAGGTGCCTGCGCTGTATTAATAGTTTCAGTAAAAAAACTTTGAGTGGCAGAATCAGACATATCACCATCTGTATTAGCTAAACGAAACAGAGTATTTCCGTCCATTTTCCTTGCAGCCAGAAGCGGGCCTTGTTCCATAGCAAAGTTGTAACCAGCTTCCCCGGATCGCATGATGTACGCCACAACCTCAGGGTCTGTATAAAACATAGACAGACCTTGCATCATCCGTTCTGTAGCAAGTTGCTCTTCACGTCTACGGCTAGAAGCTGCAGCACGCTGTCTCATTGCCTCAGTCGTGGCAATCTTTTCCATTTCAAACTTGCGTTCTTCTTCAGCTTCCAGATCTTTGACAAGCTGTTCAGAAAAACCACCTACAAATGCGCCAAAGTTAAAAGCCATTATGCTCTCCTAGCCATAAGACCATCCATAGGTGCAGGTGCTTCCATCATATCTTCTTCGCCCATGTCTTCTTCGACAGGCATTTCTTTTTTCATGGCGGGTTTATTCTTTTCTTTTTC